GCGAAACAAAAGATGCGTCTACTTTACCAAGACCCAATGATGGAATTTCAGCCAATGGAGCAATTGGGGCAGCACCAGTTGATGCAGATAGATATTCTGGCAGAGCAGACAACGGAAGCCCTGTCGCCGGATCAATTTGTTTTGCAACATTAAGAGCAATAGCATTTGAATCTTCTGGAGAAATCAATCCTGTCCTATTGTCCTCTTGTGGAATCTCACTTGGCGCGCCTTTGATATTTCCATTCTCATCAAGACCTACACCTTCAGGATAAAGCTCTCCAGTTAATATATCAGAATTATCAGTGGCAGTAGTTTCGTTGGTTGGAAGAGATTCATCCTCAAATTGAACGCTTGGAGGCAAAACCCCTTTAGCGCGCTCTTGAATAAGCCTATTTTGCTCTTGCATTTTCTTCCACTCCCACCCACGCTGTTCTTCTTTTTCAGACAAACTTTGAGCTGCCTTAATTCTTGCAATTTTTTCTTCTTGAGCGAACTTGCGCTTCTCTTTTTCTTCCGCTTCTGCCTTCTCGTATTTAGCAGTAATGCCACTCAATGCGCCTTGAGCTATATTAGAAACAGCACCAGCAATACCTTCAGCGACAAGCTCTGGTCGAGAAGATTGAACTTGGATAGCTTGAAGTGGCTGGAACTGCAATGCGGCACCGCGAGTCACATCAAGTGCTGGCAGTGGTTGAAGTCCAGACAGGTTAGCAAATTGAGGAGAGAAGGAATAATCAGCCATTAGGAGCCTCCGAAGGTAAGATTAGAAGCAGAAGGGAGTCTAAATAAATTTGTAGGTTGACCAGTTCCGCCAGCACCAACATTTGCGGCCATAGCGGCTCCGGGCATTACACTTGGAGCAGTAACAGCACCAGCCCCGCCAATACCCATAGAAGCGGCTTTCTGAGCTTGAGTAGCTTGTCCACCACCACCAGCGATTGCGCTAGTTCCAGCAGCGCCTTGAGCCTGTTGAGATGCGGTCAAAGCGGCTTGATCAGTGGCTTGTTGTTGAGTTCCGTAAGCTCCTAGTTGCTGACGGGCGGCAGCTTCACCTTGTTGTGCGGCAGCAAGTGCAGATTGGCGTTGCTGTTCAATCATTGCCTGCTGCTGAGCCTGCTGTGCTTGCATGGCTTGTTGTGATGCCAAATCAGCTTGAGATTGCTGTTGTGCCATCATCATTGCCATCATCGGTTCAAATCCAGATGATTGTTGCTGTTGTTGCGGTTTTTGTTTTGGTGCTGAACTTTTACCACCCATATTATTTTCCTCCGAATGTTAATCCAGTTGTTTTAGGTAAATTGAAAACATTTGCTGAACGAATCGCAGATGCTGGCTTTGCCGCTTCATCCATTCCATAAAATGGCAATGCAGCACCAGTTGGAATAGTTCCAGTTCCAGCAAGGTTTGCAGCTTGTTCTTCACGAGCTTTAGCAATATCAAATCCTCCGCCAACTGCTGCTTGACCAGCGGCGGAAGCGGATTGTTGCTGTGCTTGCAAAGCGGCAATATCTTTGGCTTGTTGCATTGCTCCAGCTTGAGACAGGAATTGTTGCGCTCCCATTTCGCCTTGACGAGCGGATGCCATTGCAGATTGTTGTTGAGCTTCAAGAAGTGCTTGCTGTTGAGCTTGTCGGGCAGCTTCGGCTTGAGCTGCTTGCTGCGCCTGCATATCAGACAAATACGCCATCATTGGATCGTATTTTTGTTTTCCACCAGCACCGCCATCAGGACGTTTTTTCTTAGCAGCAGCACCAGAACCAACAATAGACTTACTAATAGCCTGCTCAAGCGGAGAACCAGAAGTCCTCAATGAATCCTTGAAGGATTTCTTGCCAGTCACCCATGTCCAGAGTGGCGCAGCTCCAAATTTCATTTTTGATCCGCCCATATTAGTTGATATTTAGTTTCTTTCTAGCTTCAAGGCATAATTCGCCATTCGGCCTAAAATGCCTACAAGAATCTGGTCTGTCAAAATAAATTGAGCATGATACACAATTTCCCACAATGCCTTGCAATGCTACACATCTATTATTCTCAGTCTTCATCAAAGGATAGTCTCCTCGTTGCATTTCTTTCGGTATCTTTTCTGCATCCGATCTGTCACGCTTAAGAAGCGGCCAAGACCATTTGTAAGAACAGCAAGCACCGCAAGAAATACAGTCTTCACTTGTTACTTCTTCCATTCCACAGGGCGGAATCCAAGGTCATCAATAACGATGTCCTCGTATGGAGCCATTTCGCTTATATTCGTGATAGTAGCGTTCAGTTTAGGACAATGAACATGGCGACCTAAATGGCGATTCACGCAATTAAAGCAAGCTGGATAGAAGTCAGCATTTAGTGACTTATCTGGATTATTCTTCCATTTCCCATTTTCCTTGATGTAGCGAGTAGGGTCAGGCTCAACTCCGCTTTCTTCAAGATACTGGAATATTTCATCATCAGTCCAATCACGCATTGGATATAGGGATACTGGCGCACCATCAACAATGCGGATGTCTTGGGCTAGTGGAACATGGCCCTTAATCAAATCTGTATCTTCGTATTTTGTTCCTATAAATACTGCGCCCCACGGCCAATTAAATGTTCCAGTAGGTCGTTGCAAGAAGTCATCAACTCCACACAAGAACTTCTCTCCATCTTTTGGCTTCTCTGTTCCTAAAGACAAGACAACGCAATTCCTGCCCCATTGAAAATAATGAAGCATATCAAAGCGAACCTCGCCAGTATTGACATCTGGGCCATCTGCGAGTGATACCTTCATAGGAGGGTATTCATATACCTCCAAGTTCCATTCTTTGATTAAGCGATCAGAATAGGCATATCGCTCACGGAACTTTGGCTGACGATACTGAACAACAGGAATATCAATCTCTGCCTCGTATCGGATCAAATGAAGCAATGCAGTAGAGTCTTTTCCTCCACTCCACAAAACTACCGATCTAGGCCATCTTTTGTTCCACTCTTTTATTCTATTTATTGTTTTATTTATTAGGTGATGTCTCATTAAATAATAATTGCCGCCCCTAACGCTGCCCCAGCTACTGCGCCTCCCGCGCCAATCATCTGTCCAGTCATTGCGTTTTGCGATGCTGCATTTTGAACAGCATTGTTATACATTGCTTGCTCGTAGTTCTGCTTGTTTTGTTGAGATACTTGATTGGCTTGTGCAAGCTCACCAAGATTCTGATTGATGAAATCAGATGTAGATTGCTGCAACCTCTGGCCACTCGCAAGAACATTTTGCTGATATTGCTGCATTGCTTGCAAGTTAGCTGCTTTAGCTGCCATTTCAGCTTGAATAGCAGCCGCTGGATCAAGTCCGCCAATAGGGGCTGGAGTTTGAGCCAAGTAACCTTGTTGAAGTGCTAGATTTCGCAGTCTGGCTTGCCGTCCAGCCTCAGTTCCAGAATCATAGATTGCAGAGCGGCCAATCGTCCCGCCAAGCCCAGTTGTATATCCAGAAGTCAATCCTTGCTTCTTTGCAAGATCATCCATGCTACGCTGAATTGCGGAAATATCAGAAAGCTCTGCAACCTTTCCGCCCATCTGGCTACGCATTCTTGCAGCCTCTGGATCAGTTAAAGCCTCAAGTTCACGAGAACGAGTGATGTTTTCAAGTCCAAATTCAGCAGCTTCCTTAGATGTCCTGCCAGCATCAAATGTTTGAGTCTTTGGAGGCAGTTGAGCATATGCTTTTATTAACTCTCCCTGTCCCTGCAAATATTGACTTCCTATGCCCTGCTTTGCGGCAATCAAAGCATACATAGATGTATCATCAGGCTTTGGCATTTTAGGAGTGCTAGAAGTTGATCCGCCCATAAATTTTATGTTCCTGCTAGAGTGTAAGATGTTCTTGGGACATATTGCTGTCCTCCGTATCCAGTAACAGCCCCCGAACCTGCTCCGCCACCCATTTTACCATACGCTCCTAACGCAGAAGATGCTATGTTGCCAGCAGCTTGAACATAAGCCCCAGTCATTGCATTTTTAGATGCTTGATTCTGAGCTTGGTTTTGAAGCATAGCTTGTTGATATGCCTGTTCAGATTGTTGTTGAGCTTGTTGCGCCCTAGAAAGGTTGCCAAATTGATTCATCGCGGACTCGTATCCGGTCTGTCCAAACCCACCAATTGAACCAAACATTCCTTGCTTATATGCCTCTTGTGCAGCGATGTTTTGAGCTTCTGCGGCTTGTTTTGCAGCAATAGATGTCTCTGGAGAAATGCCGCCAGTTGGAGCTTGAGTTGAAGCAAGATATGCTTGGCGTTGAGCGGCTAGATTTTGCTCGTATGCTTGTTTAGCGGCAAGCGCACGATCATACATTGCGGAACGGCCAATAGTAGAATCGCCAAGCCCAGTCTCATACTGCGTTGGCAATCCTTGAGTCCGCATATACTCGCGCATATACTGATCCGTATTTTGCTGTGCAGTAAGGTCTTCAATCTGCTTTGATTGAGCAATTCGCATTGCCGCTTCTTGAGGAGATGTAATGCGCTCCAATTCTCTCTGCCTATAAATGTTCTGCAATCCAAGTTCTGCTGCTCTTCGAGATTGAACAGAGGCATCATACATCTGCTGCTCTGGAGTCATACCAGCATATTGCTGAAGCATTTGCGCTTGATTAGCCATCTGCTGCTGTTGCGCTTGCTGCATCATCATGGCAAGAGCTATATCACGCGATGGATCGCGTTTAGAGATATACTTGCTTGCGTCAACTGTTTTTGATCCACCCATTTTTAAGTCAATGAATCGTAACTATAAATTTCCCTATCCATCTTAGTCAATCCCAATTTACTCATAACATCATTAGTAAACTTTGGACGATCATTGATAAGTGGAACTCCAATGTAGCCAAGGCCGCCAGAAAGTTGAGCGTGCGCCCTCCAATCACTCATTACCTGAATCACATCCTGCGGCCTAGTATGATTCGGGTGAAAAGCTGGATAGACAACAGGAAGGTAAACATGGTCAGAATAGCCAAACAACTCACCATTCCGATAATGAGCGTAAACATTGATGTTAGGATGTTCGACAATTTTGTGGTCAAACGATTCAGCGAAGTCTTGTAAATTTCCAAATTCAAATGAGTCTTTAGGAACGAGTCGATAGTCGATTCTGGTTTTCATATTTATTAATTGAATCCAACCTTGGGATTGTTCCCTGCAATTTCGTTGGGGACATAATCCTTAAATCGGTTTGCCTGTTGTGCAATGATTTTTTTGCGGTCAGCGTAATTCCCGCAAGCAGCACAAGGTAGACACCCTTTCTCTGGATTGAATAGAGGAATGGAAGAATACAATGGAACAACGGGATCATTTTTGAAAGGAGTGATGTATTTAAACGGGAAGCTAGTCACTTCTCTGGTTGCTGTTGTAATTGATGGCATATTAACAAGGGTTTTGTGCAAGATATTGGTTTGCCGCACTGCTCGCTGCATTTTCAGCAAGAATGCCAGCTTGGACTTTTGCATCAATTTGAGATATGCTAGAAAGAAAACTCGCTGATGCTGTCGCAGAAATTGATTTACTTGGATCGGCAGTGCAAGTGAGGCTAACTGTCCTATACTCTTTAGCCCACCAAGATTTCTGAGTTGTGTCAGCCTGTTCGTATGGACTTGGTAGAAGATCAACAGTGAGGCTGGTTCCATCTTGAGAAATAACACATGATTTGACTTCTGGAGAATTAGGGACGCCAATGCTTTTTTCACTCCAAGGATCAATGAATATCCTCAATGATTCGACGCCAAACTCACCGCACCACTCGATAAGCATGGAGAATGCTTTATCAATGTCATTTGTCAGTTTTGATTCACAAGTAATGGACGATGCTTTTCTGCTGACACTTTCTGTTATCAGCCTGCGGTATTGCGTATTTAGAAAACCAAGGCTCTCTATCTCTTTAGAAAAATCTGTATTGACCCACTGATAATCGTCAGTGACTGCCAATATTTTTGTTTCCAGAATATTTTGGTATGTCCCTTTTGACCCTCGATACGAAGCCTTAACATCCACAGTTCCGCCAATTTCACAAGCCTCAATTTCACCATACTGGAATTGCTTGAAATCAAGGCCATCACCAAGAAGACCAGTCTCCATCTGGCAATAAATTCGATTGACTTTTTCAATGATTCCCCCATCTGGGTCTATGTCGAAATAGGTGTCCGCCCTGCGCTCAGTGAATGCCTCCCAAAGATGGTTGTATGAGCCATCATTTGTTGCTGAGTAGTCAACAGAAAAATGGAAGCAACGAGGCGCGCCATTTACAACGCCAGAAATCCATTCTACGGGGCGAGTTCCAGTCCAAACACCACACCATGCTGGAATCTTTTGACTTCCCCACTCTCCTGCTGGGGCATAATCAAGAACCATCGTAGCAGAGTTGCAAGTCTCCAGATAAGGCACAGAATACAGAAGGTAATTCTCAAATGTCATCGCGCAAATCTTGGATGTATCTCCAGCCATGTATGCTTTGATGCGAGCCATCTCAACATCTCGATAAAGCGACTCCGATGTAACATACACTGACGCCGCAATGTCAGCAGATATTAGTCCGCCTTGGGAATACCACCACATTTGTCCAGCTTGAAACGAAATAGATTTGCCAGCAACGCAACCAATCGTCGGATACAATGTCGTTTGGAAATTTGCAGTAGTTACCCATTGAGTTCTATCGTAGATTCCACTTGCCAGTGAGTATGTCGCACGATCAGTGAAAACGATTAACTTTGTGTCATTATCCTGACCAATGTAATTCGTCATTCCAGTAACAACACGAGCAAATGCAAAGTCTCCACGGCCAGTCCCAGTCAGTCGTTCCGTGAATGAAGTTGGATCACCTAAATCAGATGCTAGAACGATGT